AGGCTGGCTCTCTAGAACATGTGACTTGCTCGATGCCTTTCAGCTACGTACTGGAAATGCCTGCTGGCACTCTTCCTGTCGGAAACTTTCGGATTATCTGATGGCTGAACAGAAGCATCTCTGGTATGATGAAGATGTAGATCTTTGTCAATCCTGTGGTCAAAGTCGCTATGTTCCATCAAAAACAGCCGGGTTATGCATCGAATGCAACCCGGCTGATCCTAAATATATTGGAGCGGATAACGATTAGTGGTGAGGATACACGGTACTGCCCCGAGTTATTCAGTTTGGAAAACTGACGCATCACTTTAATGCTTCATCCCCTTGGTCAGGCATCCAGGTGCCGCCCCTGGTGTCTCAGGTTTCCAAAACCCGCGGATTAACTGTTTTCCCAATGCCTGATGGAATCATAGGTCGGTACTGCCCCGACTTCACTGGTGTTGCAGACCAGTTCCTCACTTCTCGGCTCTATGATTTGTGGGACGAGATAGACTTGCACTATCCACCTACGGTTCTTCACGCCGTTGCTCTACCTACATGAGCTATCGTCCCTAGTTAGTGTAGGTCACTACCCTCCGGTTTAGAGTTTACCGTTACTCGCATTGGGGTGACAGAGCGGACTTAAACCGCCAATACCAGGGACACAACCTGGCGTGTTATCATTACACTACAGCCACAGTGTGTGCCGAGAGACTCGAACTCCCAATGTTTCTTAAGTAACTGATTTACAGTCAGCCTGCTTCACCCAATTTGCATAGACACACATGATATTTAATTTTCTGAGGAAGGAAGGAGTCTCGAACTCCTACGGGTGTTACCCCCAACTGTTTTCAAGACAGTGGTCATTAGGCCGCAACTTGACTTATCCTTCCTGGCTTAGGATTTTAATTTCATTCTATAATTAGAACCAGCTTGTCTGCAGTCCTCACATCGACACTGCCAACGGTTATACATATTCCAAGTACCATGCTTTCTGCGGTCTTCATACCACTTTTGAGTCTTTTTTAAGTGACAATCATAACATAATACCTGACAATTCTTTAGTTCTTTTTCACGTATAGTTTCATTTCTGTTAAAAATGAGTGAAGGGTCCATAGTCTTTAATTCTGGATCGATATGATCTATTTCAAGACGATCAGATGAACCGCAAGAACATGGACCATTTTCATCAATCCAATTCTGACGACGCTTTGCCGTCCACTGACGTTTATATGCTTTTCGTGCTTCTTTGTCTTTATATGGCATGGTGGACCGTACGGGTACTGCCCCCGTTCCTCTACCTTGCAAGGGTAGCGTGATTCCTTCTCTACTAACAGCCCTAAGATGGTGGCGTGTCTCGGAGTCGCACCGAGAGCTTCGGCTTATGAAACCGACGTGTTACTATTACACCAACCCGCAACGAATTATGAAGAAGCACCCGAGGGAAAGGAGCCGCTACAATGATACTTGTAAAAATAATGCTTGGACATTCTGCTCAACCTTCCTCTTCGGGTATGCTCTACTTATCGACACTAACTGTATTTTTATTTACAACGATTAATCTTCGTCATCTAGATCGAGGAAAAATACCTCATCATCACAGGCGATGATTTGACCAAGCGTTGATATGGTAGGACGCATCGGCATCGCCTCTAGCATGTCTGCAGCGTTCCGAAAAATGTTTGCTGCTACAAGCGGATGGCATCCATCGAGATCTATTTTTGGCTCTACATCATCTTCAAGAATAATAGAGATGATTGTAAGTCCTGTACCTAGATCAAACTGTTCTTCCATTAGTAGCTCCAGTCTTATAGAAATTTATTTTTTAAATCCGATAAAATTTCTACATTTTCACCAGAAGCTCTTATAAGATATTCTAGAGCTTGTAGTAAACCTTTTATATTATCTCCTAAATTCCCCAATGCTAAATTGCATTTAGTACAAAGCAATCCTCTTACTAGGCCAGATTCATGATCATGATCTATTGATAAATTTTGTACAGTATTAGTCTTTGAATTTATTTTTACTTCTGGATTATTACAGATAAAACATAATTGTTCTTTCTTATTTATAGACTCTTGATAATCTTCGACTGTAAACCCAGAATCTGGGAATGTATAATTTTGATATCTGTTTTCTTTAGATTTTTTGCCATAATATTTTCTACTAGAATTTTCACAGTTTTTACAAGCTGCTCGTGCCCGTCTTGAGCCAGGTAAACCTTTTATAGCCTGAAAATTTTCTCTAGGTAGATTTTTTTTACATCTTGAACAAGTTAAAAGGATATTAAAATCTGGATCAGCTGAATCTATATGTTTTAAATCTGGTTTTAAAGCTTGATATCTATCCCTTTGAGTTTTATTAGTACAATTTTTACAATTATAGGAACGTCCTCTACGAGATGTAAATGCGGGAGCTGTGCTAAAATTTTCCATCGGAAGGGACTTGAGGCAGCTACTGCATTGTAGTGTAATATCCATAACTTGATCGTTTTCTATTTGGTTCTACTATATTTAACGGCTTAGTCGACGGGGTTGCCTTCGCCGTCTACAGTACTAGTATAGCGCTTCCCACGGAAGATTGCAACTCCGTCGTTGATAAGGACGTTGGTGGGCCATGCTGCACGGCCTTCCTTCTCATAGTATATCACCATCATGCCCTGTTGCCAAGACTCTGTACCAGATTTATCTGTCTGAGTGCCACGAGAGTTGATGCCGGTGCTAGCTGAAGGTACTTGTCCGTCAATCTTGCATGAGCAGCCAGCCGACCCTGCGAAGATATCATATCCGCCGTTACGGTCCCGTCTGCGGTCCCAGACTAGCTCTGCACGGTGAGTGTGCCCGAAGACCGTTGACACGCCCTTAGCGAGGTGCTTAGCGGCTGTAGCGCCCCTTGTACCGGACACGAGCTTGCCGTGCTCGAAACGTAGCCCGTCGTTCGCCCAGAATTCGCCGTTAGGATAACTATCGATGTAATTTACGTTGCTCTCATCGAAGCGGCACAGGTAGCTGAGGCCGAGCACAGGTTCATCATCGTCGGCACGGGTAATGCCCAGAAGAGAAGGAATCTTATCTGTAACAATATTGTCTAGACGATCTTCGTGGTTGCCCTTTAGATAGACAAGTTCTGCATCAGGAGTAATCTGACGCTGAGTAGCGGCTACGGTAGCGATACGATTGATTGTAAGCTGGGTATTGCCAAAATATCCTGGCGCTGAGCGGTGCGTAGAGAACTCTGCAAAATCAGCATTGTCACCCTGCCATACGACGATATCGATTCCCTCTTCAGCTTCTAGATCAGCCATGATCTGATTCTGGATATCAAGAACACGCTCATCGTGAATCGTTGTCAGGTTACCTTCGTTATCACGACTGTAACCAATCTGCATATCAGGGATACTAATAGCTAGCCCAATGCCATCCGCTTTACCGTTCTTAGATTTTGGAACGTTAACCGTAATACTAGGTAGAGTAGCACGTTCATACTTAGGCTGTAGATCAGGAATAATTTCAATCGTCTGGCCTGATGTTTCTTTCGGAACCTGCTTGTTCGACCCATCTTCCTGCTTCTCCCATACGTATGTGGTGCGAGAACCTACGGTTACTTTGCCGACTCGAAGTCCAGCATCATCGTACTCTTCGAGAAGTTCTTTCAGATTGTCTAGACCGGTGTCATCTGTTACTACAGAGACTTTGCCGTTCCACTTACGCTGGCCATACTTGGCGAGACTTTTCACGTTAACTGGTGCAAGGTCATTATCGGCAAGATACTGGACAATCTGTGTCGCCCTCTTCCCTGCTAGCCATAGCTCTTCGATTACGTCTAACTGGGGATGTTCTGAGGGTTTCACTGTTTTCATCAAAGATTTGCCTTTCAATTGGGCGACAAAACGAACGTCTCTTCTTGTCGATTTAACGGCTTATTCGTCAGACTCTGGCCGTTGCCGACCGAGACGTTTATTCTTTTTTTTCTTTAGATCGGGGAATCGGTCAGACCGGAATGGGTTGAAGTATCCTGGTCCATTCGGTTCGTCGTGGATACCACGCAGATTGCTTTTAAGATACTTCTTCTTTTTCTTTTTTGATCCCATGATCACAAATTAAAATTCCCTGTAGATGGTCATACTCATGTTGGAAAATTTGAGCAATTTCACCAGTTAATGTTTCATAACCTCGATTAAAGGAGCGCACTTGAATTTTCCTATACCTAGTAACAACGTAGGTTCGCCCATCTAATGAAAGGCAACCTTCTGTAGTTAGGTATTTATCTGACATCCAGATAATATCTGGAGCGGTGAAATATCCAGTTTCTCCACTAGCAAGTTTATAGACAAAAATTGAGCTGCTATTTCCAACTTGATTAGCAGCAAGTCCAACGCCGCCACTTTTCTTAAGTGTCCGAAACATCTCCTTCACAATATCGTCAACAACTTCTTCAGCCGGGACGGTCAGTGCTCGCTGTCGCAGGAGATAGTTCGGATACTGAATAATCGATCTCATATAACTATGATAGCACAGATCCTAGGGCTTTGTCAAGCGCCTAACTTCAGCCGTAGCTTCCCATAGAGAGAGGTGTCGGTTCTTGTTGTGGAACCGGTGGATCTTCTTGTGACACTTGCGATGCACCGGTACGAGATCTCGAAGGTGCTCGTTCTCGAAACGTTCGTACGTCCGATGATGTAAGTCCATCGGTAAATTTATCTTGCGACAGACATAGCATTCCTTCGGGAGCTTGCTAGCCCAGTAGCGTGCTCGTTTAGCTTTCCACTCAGCCGAGGCGAGGTACTTGCGGTGAGCTTTCTGTTTCGGTGAGAGTTTACGAGCCATGTCATAGTTGACGGCTGGTATCTGTTTTTGGGCATAGTCCGGCCCTACCATTCGTCTAGTAAGGGCTAAGGTATGTAACCTCGACCAGACGATGATGGTTGGTAGGATATCCAGGTGCTCTGAAAAGCGTTTCATTCTCTCTAAGCAAGCCGAGGCTTACTCCAGCTCCCTACCTTGTCCTTGCGGAAGGGTGGTAGACCCCTTAAGTCACGGACCTGTTGCTCGGTACATTCGAGCGGGCCTCCGTGAAACATCTTCATAGTTCTTGTAGTCTCGTTCGACCTGGGCTTTCAGACTAGCCCTTAGCTGGGCGTAGGTGACAAGCGGTTCCCTGACAAGAATTTTGAAGTCGCATCCCTCACTAGTTCGTTCACGCTGATTGACATTGACAAGGTATCTGGCGCACGTATGCGTTACCTACCTTGTGTATCTCTCCACCATTGGCCAAACCTTTTCAGAATTGTGATGTCATCGGGCCGTGCCCGGTCAAGTGCTGCTATCCATCTCCTTAGAAATTTCTCCGTCCTTAAACTATATCACGGCCACTAGAGATTGTCAAGTACCTCTTGACACACGTATAGGATGATGCTATAATGGATATATACAATCGAAAAGGAGTCAGGTGCTAAGAAATAAAAAAATCTACACAGATGAGCAGAAGGAAGTTCTTTGGGAACGGTATAATTCTGGTGACAAATCTGTCTACCAGGATCTTTGCGAAGCTTATCTTCCTCTTGTGGAAATTATTGCTAGTAATAATAAATCTCGTCTTCCTGATCAGGTTGAGGTTGATGATCTAATCAGTGATGGTTTCTTTGGTCTTGCTGATGCTATCGAAAAATATGATTCTTCTGTTGGAGCAAAGTTTGACACGTATGCTACGAGCCGCATCCGTGGTGCGATCTATGACCGTCTACGTGACTACGATCCGATCAGCCGCCATTATCGTGGTAAATTTAAGCAGGTCACCGCTGTCACTGACGCTCTGAGTGAGATCCATCAACGGGTACCCACTGATAGTGAGGTTGCTAAGGAATTACGTTGGGATATTGCTGAGGTCCAGAAGATTCGTAGTTATTATCTCAGTTCTTTCACAGTGAACATTGATGAGTACATCACCGATGGAACTCATGAAAGTTTCAGTCTGGCAGATGTTCTTGCGGACGATACGATCGGTGATGCTGACTTTCAGCTTCAGGAGCAGGAGATTACTGATCGCCTGATCGAAGGACTAGAAAGTCTGTCTGACCAGGAATCGCTCGTTGTTTTCTGGAAGCATGAGAAGGGGCTGAATTTCCGTGAGATTGGTGAACGTCTCTCGATCAAGGTGCCTCGTGTCAGCCGGATCTACTCGGGTGCGATGAAGAAGTTGCGTCAGGAATTTGACAACCAGTGACAGCTCGGGTAAACTTAAAGCTGTCGTTGACGTTAAGTATCTAGTACGCTAAATAAACAGGAGTAACATGTCAGATTTTCTTTCATTCCAGCTGACAGACGATTTCATTGAGCCTTACAGCGCTCTGAAACCAGACTGGGGATTTTCAATCGGCGGGGGTAACTTCCTCTCCGAACTTGTCTATGTAAATAAATATTCAGCTCTTAAAGACGATGGGTCTAAAGAGCAGTGGTACGAAACATGTCGTCGCTGCGTCGAAGGTATGTATTCTATTCTCAAAGATCATTGCAAAAAGAATAAGACACCTTGGAACGATTTAAAAGCACAGAAGTCGGCTCGTGATGCTTACGACCGTATGTTCCATTTTAAGTGGACGCCACCGGGTCGTGGACTTCAGCATATGGGTCGTGAAGCTATTCACTCTCGTCAAGATTCTAGCTTCCTCCAGAATTGCGCTTTCCTTACGACAGCTAAGCTTAGTGCTCACTCTGTTTGGGAAGCTACTGGACCATTCACTCGCATGATGGAAATGAGCATGTGTGTAGATGGTGACACTTGGGTGATGACTACTGAAGGGCCACGTAAAATTAAAGAGATTGACATGCCTCTAGACGTCTACGTCTCTGGTGAAAAACACGCAGCCCCTTACGGAGCGTGGGCAACGGGTATCAAGGATACCGTTCTTCTTGAGACGGAAGAAGGCTATTCTATGCGTCTGACAAATGATCATAGGGTACGGACGGTTACTTATGGTCGGACAACTAATAATAGAGTTACAGAATCGTTTGCATGGGTAGAGGCCGGTAAGCTAAAATCAGGGGATAAAATTCTTCTTTCGGATCAATACGGAATTAATTGGCTTGGTGAGGGCACTTGGGATGAGGGGTATCTTACTGGAGCTTGCCTTGGTGACGGTTGGAAAAACACAACTTCATTTGTTGTAGCTGCGTATAAAAAAGATATTGCATATGAAAGCATTAAAACTCAGGCACTATCTAGTGTAGCTAGCGTCTCTCGTCGAGCATTGGCCGGAGGATGGACAGAAAAAAATAAAGATTGTGATACACTTACAATTGGCACTTGGGTTAGTAAATATCTTGATGTTTCGCCTAAAATAATGCTTGATGAAATTGAAAAGGCTTCTAAAGAATTTTATCAAGGATTTCTTCGAGGATTCTTTGACGCTGATGGTGGGGTAGTAATAAATCCTAAATCCAATAGCGTCCAAGTATGTCAGTCTAATCTTGATACCCTACAAAGAGTACAACGAATGCTGCTTAGACTAGGTGTGAAAAGTAATATTCAAGTTAAACGAGGCGAGTCTGTTCCTATGGCCATTTTAGGAGTCGACACGGTATCAAATCCTTCTTGGAATCTAGTTATTTCTTCAGATGCTATTCTGCGATTTGCAGATGTCGTTGGATTTTCAAAGGGACCTAAGGCTGATGCCTTACACACGTTGACTCAGCAAGGATTTTATCATTCATATATGAGTGCCAGGGTTAGATCGGTAGTCCCAGCAGGTGAGACTGTAACTTACGATATCAGCGTTCCTTCTATTGAAGCATTCGATGCGAATGGCTTGTATGTTCATAATTGTGGGATCGGTGTAGGATTCGATACTCGTGGGGCTAATAATCTAGCACTTCATGAGCCGAGTCTAGAGAAGAAAGATATCTTCGTCGTTGAGGATAGTCGTGAGGGATGGGCTGAAGCTATCGGTGTCCTACTCGAAAGTTATTTCTTTAAGAATCGTAACTATGTAGAATTTGACTATACTCAGATCCGTCCTTCAGGTGCTCTACTTAAAAGCTTCGGTGGTCGTGCTTCTGGTCCTCAGCCGCTTATTGATTGCATTGAGCGTGTCCGTTTCCTGCTTGGAGAACGTGAAGGCGAAAAGCTGACATCTCGTGATATCGTTGATGTAATGAATCTGATTGGTAAGGCTGTTGTTGCTGGTGGTGCTCGTCGTTCTGCTCAGATTGCCTTCGGCTCAGTTGACGATGATGATTACACTTCTATCAAGGACTGGACTCTACCTGAGAATCAGCTTCGTACAGACCCCGATCATGGTTGGGCTTGGAATTCTAATAACTCAGTTTTTGTAGAGGGAGAAATTCCTAAAGAACTTATTGACAAGACCGTGCTGAATGGTGAGCCTGGATACATGTGGCTAGATCTCGCTCAACAGTATGGGCGTATGGTCGATCCGCCTAACGGTGCAGATTACCGTGCTATGGGTGGTAACCCTTGCCTTGAGCAGACACTAGAGCCATGGGAATGCTGTACTCTAGTCGAAACTTTCCCGACGAAGCACACAGATTTTTCTGATTACCGTGAGACTCTGAAAGCTGCGTATCTTTACGGTAAAGCTGTTACACTACTGCCTACTGCATGGCCTGAGACAAACGAGGTCATGGCACGTAATCGTCGTATCGGTTGTTCTATGTCAGGCGATGCCGAGTTTGTAGAAACTCGTAGTTGGGCCGAGTTGCAGGAATGGCAAGATGAAGGTTACAAGTTTATCAACCACCGTGATAAGAAATACAGTGAGTGGCTTGCTGTACGTGAAAGCATTAAGAAGACTTCAATTAAGCCATCAGGTACAGTGTCGCTTGTTGCTGCTGTAACTCCTGGCGTCCATTGGCCTGTAAGTGCTGGATCTCATATCCGACGTGTACGTTACTCTGTGAATGACCCGCTTGTAGCTAAGCTCGAAGATGCTGGTTATCCGGTAGAGCCTATGATTGGTGATCCTAAAAATACTGTTGTTGTTACATTTATTACTCAGTCTGCGCCGATTCGTGATGAGCGGTCTGTGTCAATTTGGGAGAAAGCCGAGCTTGCAGTTATGGCTCAGCGTTGGTGGGCTGACAACCAAGTTTCTGCTACTGTTACATTCCTTCCATCAGAGGAAGGGCAGATCGCTCCACTACTTGCTTCAAAGAAGGGGCAGATTAAGGGGATCAGCTTCTTACCTCTACGTGACGACGAGGTTTATCCTCAGGCTCCTTATGAGCGTATCTCGGAAGAAGACGCTCAGAAGATGCTCAGTAAAGTAAAGCATCTCAAGGGAATTTACAAGAAGGGACAGGAAGCCAGCGGAGATAAATTCTGCGATAATGACAGTTGTACGATCTGAGCTGCCGTTAGATATAAAGAGAAACGTATTTAGGAAAAATATGGCTAAACGAAAATACTCCACAATCATTGACCGAGAGCCTGTCCCTGAGGGGCAGAGAGGTCAACGTCCCTATAACCGTGAGCAGATCTATCGTTGGCTCTACAAGAACTCTGATAGCCGTGGGATCGTAGTATATTCTCAGCAGGATATTTCTAAGTTTCTCGAAATCGGGTATCAGAATCTATCAACTATTTTTACTGACTTCGTAACCACAGGTCATCTCAAAAAGTATGGCCGTAACTATGAAGTTGTATTCGACCCAGATGATCTAGATTGGGGCGAAAAATTCCGAAGTGTACACGCAGAAATAAGAAAAGTGCATCAGCACCCACAAAAAGGAGATAAAGAATGAATGATTTTCTAAGTGCAGGAAGCTGGCTTCCATACGTTGCGCTATTCCTACCGCTACTAATTGGTCTACTAGTAAAGTCAAGTGCATCTGAGAAACTAAAGTCTGTAACAATGATTGTTGTTACAGGTGTTGCATCTCTAGCTTATAAGGTAGATGCGGGCGGTGGTATCCTTACAAAGGAAATGGCAGGAGCATGGGCTATGTCTATGATCATTGCTGTAGCTTCATATTACGGCGTATGGCGTCCCCTCGGTGCAGGCAACCTAGCCCCTGATAAAGGTATCGGTTAATGTCTGGTGAGCAGACTGATCACCTGCTCGCTAAAAAATGTTCAAAGTGCCAAGAGTATAAATCTTTAGATGAATTTCATAAAGATAAAAGTTCTAAGGATGGACATTTTTGTTATTGCAAAGTATGTAAACGTAATATAGCTAAAATTTATTACGATTCGCATACTGAAGCTGTAATTGAACGGTCATATAATTGGCGTAAAGATAATCCTGAGAAAAAGCGGCTTCAAGCCAACACCTGGAACCGAGCTAATCCTGAGGGCGCTCGTAAAAGAGCCAAGGAATGGGCTAAAAATAACCCGTTAAAAGTTAAAGTCAATACTCAGGCTCGTCGTGCTCGTGAATTAAATGCTACAGGTTTTACGACGGACCAGCAGCTTGCTGATCGGATGGCCTATTATGGCTTTCAATGTATCTATTGCAGTGGACCCTTCGAGCATGTAGATCATTTTGTTCCGTTAGTAAGAGGTGGAAGTAATTGGCCTGCCAATCTCGTACCATCTTGTAGTGACTGTAATTGGTCGAAAAATGGCCGTGATCCATGGGAATTTATTCGATCGTTAGGTTAAACTAATCCGTTTTCGAGGGGACCTTCGGGTCCCCTCTTGCATTTGTATGGAGAGTGTGGTATAATATAATTATGGACGATCGAAATATGCGAGAACTCGTGCAGAAGACTTCCGACGCTTTAGAAACTCTCGATATTCACGTATGGGATGCTAACGTCTTCGTATATGATTTTCATGGGTACACATATGAGAATTATTCGATGCTAGTTGATGCAGTTAAACAGGGTAGGGCCATGGCGTATGTTGAAATCGACGCTATGCTAGGAGACAAGGTATGGGAACTCATTGAAACCGGGAACAGCTAAAGCTAAAGGTTTAGATACAGAAAATCGATTTGTCCGATGGTTGATTGAAGTCTGGGGCCTTGTTAATGTCGAACGGCGAAGACTTAATGGTATCCTAGACAAGGGTGATATCAGTGGCTGGGTTCGCCAGGACGGCACTAAGGCTGTCTGTGTTGAAGTAAAATCTGGAGCAAGTCTTGATTTACCTGGCTGGTTACGTGAACTCGCTGCAGAAAAAGCAAACGCTAAAGCTGATGTAGGATTTGTGACAGTCCGACCTAAGGGCAAACCTAATGTTGATGACTGGTATGGAATCATGCCGATGCCAGAATTGATGGTACTTCTAAGAGAAGCCGGTTATATCAATGGTTAACATAATCGCTGGTTGCCCTGCTGCAGGCAGAGCTTGGATTTTGCCACAATGGAAGGAAGCGGTTGACAGGGCTTGTCCTCACGATGTAGAATTATCGTATGCGTTATCGATCCCTAAGTGGGATACTGACACGTTAGACATTGTGTCAAATTGGTCCGGTGCTCATATCATGGTCACTGACGAACAGCCACGGCTGGATCAGAGAGACTGGAGTAGCCAGGACAGATATCATGACATGGTAAATTTGCGCAACAATCAGCTTCGATATGTACGTACTGCAATGCCTACGTACTATCTCAGCCTTGATTCAGATATCCTTCTTGCTCCTAAAGCGCTTGAAGAAATGATCGAAACATTAGAACTAAATCAAGCAGATGCTGTCGGGAGCCTGACATATCTTGACCCTGTAGACCCCACTTGTACTAATCTTGCTACATGGGTCAATCCTGATGCACCTGGAGTCTTTCGTCGGGTAGAAGCTCCAGGTCAACATCCTGTGAATGTCTTAATGGCTATTAAACTAATGGGTAACCTAGCTTATAATATTAACTATGAGTATCATCATTATGGCGAAGATTTTGGTTGGTCGATTGCAGCCTATAAAGCCCGGGCACGTATTTTCTGTGATGGTCGTTCACCAAGTAAACATGTGATGAGCCCAGAGTGGCTCGATCGAGTAGACAAGAGGGTTGGTTATTAATGAGTTTACTGAGCGTAGTTGTAAATTATAAGACCGACGATCTTCTATATGAATTTCTCAGATCCTATCGAGAATTTGTTGATCAGGATTATCGTCGTTTAGTCGTTGTAGATGTTGAGGGTGATCCAGCAAGAAGCTTTGAATCTAGATGGCGTGACATGCCAGTCAGCAATTGGCTGACCGATACCGAAAATTGTGGTTATGCTCAAGCTGTGAATTGGGCGGTCAGTTCACAATCTGAATCTGATTTTGATAACATTGCTATCTTTAATGCAGATACAAAATTTATAGACCATTTTATTGTAGATTCTTGTGTTGATCTTCTTGATTCGAACGATGATATCGCTGTTGTTGGCCCTATGCAATTTGATAGCCAAGGCAGAATCACACATGCAGGTATTTTTGGGACGAATGATAAACCATTCCATAGAGCTTGGTTATCCCGAGATAAAGATGCTCATAGGTATGTTGCGGACTGTGTGTCTGTTTCGGGTTCAGCTTATTTTATTAAACGTAAAGTGTGGGATGAAATGTTTAACTGTCATCTATATAAAGAGATAGATCCAGATAGTAAGGGAGCGATGCTCCAGACTCCTCACTATTATGAAGAAACTTATCTTTCTTATCATGTGAGAGAACATGGATATAGAGTAGTATATAATGGAGAAGCTGAGATGATTCATGAGTGGCATAAATCATCTCCTGTAGATGGAGAAGTAGATTCTAAATTTATGCCAATTTCTCAATCTATTTTTAGAAAAGCATGTGATTATCACGGTATTATTCATGACTAAAATCTGTAGTAGATGTAAAGAAGAAAAATCTATTAATTTATTTTACAAAGTCAAGAAACATAAAGATGGATTAGATTATAATTGTAAATCTTGCGTTGGCGAATATAATAAGAAAAAATATAGAGAAAAATGGGCTGGACAAGAAAAAACTGGACTTTTACGTGAACAAGCAAAGTCTTTAGGATTAAAGAGATGCCCAAAATGTTGTGAAAATAAATCTTTAGATCAATTTTCAAATAATAAAAGAACTTCGGATGGTAAGCAGACCTACTGTAAGGAATGTTTATATCCAATGTCAAAAAAATGGTGGTATGAAAATCACGAACGCCACTTAGAAATCGGTCGTGAATGGTATAAAGCTAATCGTGAAAAACATTTAGAAAATTCTCGTCGTTGGTCTGCTAATAATCTAGATCGCAAAAAATACGCCAGAGCGAAACGAAGAGCCTTGGAAGCGGCCGCCCCAGGTAGTCCAACATTTGAAGAAGTTATGGCTCGTATGGCCTATTATGGTTGGAAATGTATTTATTGTGGTGATGAATATACAGACGTTGATCACTTTTTCCCACTGTCTGAGGGCGGAACAAACTTTGCATCAAATTTAGTTCCTGCATGTGACAGTTGTAATAGTAGAAAATTAGCTTGTAATCCCTGGATATTCATTAGGAGAAATTTATGATTATTGGAAGTATGATCGTAAAAAATGAGGCAGATCGCTACCTGCAAGCAAGTCTATCTCGCCTAGTCGCTGTCTGTGACAAGGTGTTCGTAGCTGATGACCAGTCCACTGACGACTCAGTGCAGATTGCTAGGGACCTCGGTTGCACAGTATGGGTGCGCCCTGATAATGTCCCGACCTTTGCTGAACATGAAGGTCGGTTTCGACAGGCTGCGTGGAATCAGATGGGTAAAAGTCTAAGAGTACGAGAAGGCTCATGGGTATTATCTCTTGATGCCGACGAATACTTCGCTGGTACAGCGGCACAACTTAAGCAGCTACAGCGAGATGCTGGATCACGTACCGCTTTTGCTTTGAAGTTTCTAGAAGTTTGGGAAGAAGATCCACTACAGATCCGCATTGACGGTTTCTGGCGGGAGAACTTTAATCGCCGGATTCGTAAGTGGACTTCAGATCCTTTCCTTGATGTCCCAATGGGTTCAGGGTCGGTACCTCCAACTACACTCGTGACAGAGATCCACAAAATTTCTGTCTTACATTACGGCTATGTTGATAAGGATCGTCGCCAACAGAAATATGACTTCTACAAGTCGTTACCTAATCATGGTCATAACGAAGGTCATATTGATTCTATCATTGCTAAACGCCCGACACTAGAGGCTCTGGATATGGATGTAGATTTTTGGAAAGGTGTACGATGAGTACTGTTGGCATTGTAATCCCAACATTCGGTGAAGAGTTCTGGCAGATTAAGTCAAAAATGCTAGCAGCCGAAGCCCGATACGATGGTTATGGGGCTGATGAAATTCTATGCATTCATGGAGATTCTCTTGCTAGCGCTCGCAATCAAGGTGCTAGAGAAATTGGGACCGACTATATTGTGTTCCTTGACGCCGATGATAGACTATGCTATAATTACTGTGGTATCCTACGAGATAATCTAGAGGAAGGCAATATCCTGTATCAGCCACAGACACAAGGTATGATTGATTACCAATTATCTGATGAACCACCAAATTTCATTCCTGATCGTGATATGAATGTGTCGAATAATCTTGTCATTGGTACAGCTATCACAGCTAAATATGGGGTGGAGTTTGATCCAGTTCTACCAGCGCTAGAAGACTGGGACTTCTTCCTCAGAATGATTAGCCTTGGAGCGAAAGTAAAGCAAGTTCCAGGTATGGTGTACTATGTAGGTCAGGATCGAGACGATTCACGCAATGCGCCCTCTGGTGCGCACGATCAGGCTTATCAGATTATCCGTCGTAAAGGCATTCAGGTTTCAGACTATCTATGGGAGTATAAATGAAGATCGCATTTCTAGGAAATTTTGGCGTGGATTTCAGTTCAGAGAGCCACCATAAGAAGACTCTCGAAAATCTTGGCCATGAAGTGATCCCGCTTCAGGAGGCTCAGGTCACAGGTGAGCAGGTACTTGAAGCCGCTGAAGCCTCTGACGCTCTTATCTGGGTACATACCCATGGCTGGGATACACCAGGTCTGAGAATGGCTCAGGTGCTATCTACGTTGAAAGAGAAAAATATCCCGACATTAACTTATCATCTAGATCTATGGTTCGGACTACAACGTCAAAACGATATGCGCTCAGATGATTATTGGAATATCCAGCATTTCTTCACAGTTGATAAGAAGATGGCTGACTGGTTCAATGCTGAGACAGATGTAAAGGGGCATTATATTCATGCTGCTGTCTACGATGTTGAGTGCTATTGGAATCCGAGAGCGACTGAACGTGATCTCATCTTCGTCGGCTCAAAGGGATACCACCCTGAGTGGCCGTACCGACCGCAGTTGATCGAGTGGCTGCGCAATAACTACGGCGATAGATTCACTCACTTCGGCGGCGACGGCGCTGGCGTCATGCGTGGTAACGATCTCAATAACCTCTATGCTTCTACCAAGATTGCGGTTGGGGATAGCTTGTGTATAGGGTTCGACTACCCTTACTACTGGAGCGATCGAGTCTATGAAACTCTTGGTCGTGGCGGATTCATCATTCATCCCCGTATCAAGGGCATGGAAGATGACTTCGAAGATAAGAAACATCTTGTATTCTACGAATTCGGTGACTTCGAACAGCTAAAACGTGAGATTGATTTCTACCTGGAAGCTGATGATCTTCGTGAAGAGATACGCCGTCAAGGCCATGAGCATGTTAAGAAGAACCACACCTACCTTAATCGGTGGACAACTATTTTGGAGAGTCTATGACAGACATGGTAATGACAACACTGAATGGGAGCTGGGATATTATTCTTCCAGAGCACCGTGCAGCACGCCCTGAGTGGACTACTGGTTGGGAGCGAGAACGACTAGATGCTCTAGCTGGTGAAGTTGATTGTCAGTTAGACAACAAGATTATTCCTATAGTCTATGATATTGGTACAGAAGAAGGTGACATGACGGGCCTCTATTCTCAGTGGGGTGCCGAAGTCCACGCCTTCGAACCCAATCCCCTTGTATGGCCTAATATTCGTGCTATCTGGGAAGCAAACAAATTGAAACCTCTCGCTGGGTATTTTGTCGGGTTTGCCGCAGCTGATACAGAAACTCGCCCCGAGAATATTGAACCTATTATTGCTGAGCCAGATCGTGATGGATGGCCAGCTAGCGCATACGGAGAACTGATTGGAAACCATGGATTCAGAACAATTTTCGAAAGATCTGGGGATACGCCCAGGATTAGGATTGATGACTATGCAGCGACCCACACTGCGCCAACGATTATCACTATGGATGTTGAAGGTGCGGAGTTTGAAGTACTCAAGGGTGCGGAGCAGACTATTCTAGACCACAAGCCAGTGATTTTTATTTCAGTCCATCCAGAGTTCATGTTTGCTGGGTTTGATACCTACGAGGCAGACATGCATCTTTGGCTTCGTCAACATGGTTACGAGGGCGAGCATCTTGCCTACGATCACGAACACCATTGGGAGTACAGACCAGTATGATTCCTGTAGTTTTTAAAAGTTACAAAGATGAGTTTCCAGCAACCGGTTATTGGGATCAAGACTTTGTAAAAATGGCTTTGAGAGATGTCTTGTGGCAACCTGTTTCTGGATACGATTTTCATCAAGTTGAGGATTTAGAACACGTTGATGATGGCTGTGTGCTAGTTATCCCAGCGGGATCTCATGCTGATAAAATAGATGAAATTAATGAGAGCATCGCTAGATTACGTTGGGTAGTGCTTATTCTAAGTAGTGATGAGCAGAGTGTTTTTCCAGTAGAGCAAATTGAGCATCCTAATAAGATCATTTATCTAATGACCCCTGATTTCGATAAGGATCTAGGTAATGTTGACCGTTATATTGGGGAAGGGTTTCCGCTACAAACAGATAATGCTTCTGCTAGCCTAGAAAGTGAAGACGCTAGTTTTGATCCGTCTATAGATGTCTTTTTCTCAGGTCAACGCACTCATCGTCGTAGACAGGAATGCCTTGACGCTATTGAACCTATGGAGATCAAGAAACGCCTGATTGCCACAGAGGGGTTCGCACAGGGGTTAGATGCCGAAGATTACTATAATGGTATCATTGATAGTCGTATCGTTCCCTGTCCGTCAGGCCCCTGTACTGTGGATTCCTTCCGATTCTTCGAGACACTTGAACTGGGACGAATTCCTTTAGCTGACACCTTAACGCCAGAGGGCAAAGGTGATCGCTATTGGCAGCGTCTCTTCGGACAAGAGGAGCTGCCGTTTGAAGTCATTCGAGACTGGGAACATGTCGGTGGAAATATTATGAAAGTTCTTGCTAACTGGCGTCACTATTCTAATGTTTGCTTTGCTTGGTGGCAAAACTACAAACGTCAATTTGTCTATAACCTACATGAAGACGTCAAACTAGTATCTGGCGTCCCAGCTGAGAGTAATTATCTACTGGATAATCTGACAGTACTTGTATGTACTAGTCCGATTCGTAGTCACCCAAGTCTGGCTATCATCAGAGAGACACTCGATTCGATTCGAGATCGTCTACCTGAAAGCGAGATCATTGTGATGGTGGACGGCATCAGACCCGAGCAAGAGTATCTGCGTGACCAGTATGAGCGTTACACAGCTAATCTCCTTTGGATGATCAATACTGAATATGAAAATGTGCTTCCGATGGTCTTCGAAGAACACATGCATCAGACTGGGATGACCCGTGAAGCGCTAACTAAAGTAAAGACCCCAGCTATTCTTTTCGTAGAACACGATACACCCCTGTGTGGCGACATTGAATTTACAGGAATTACTGAAGCCGTACTTTCTGGCGCGGCTAACGTCGTTCGCCTACACCATGAGACTCATATCCTTGTTGAGCACGAGCATATGATGCTTGATACTGGGCCAAGCGATATTTGTGGCGTACCCCTGATGAAAACTGTCCAGTGGAGCCAGCGTCCGCACGTCAGCACTAAGGAATTCTACGAGCGTATCTTGCACGACCATTTCAGTGAGAACGCAAGAAGTATGATCGAAGATGTGATGCATGGAGTTGTACACGCTCCGTACTGTGATCGTGGACGAGCAGCATGGTCCGATTTTAAACTCTGGATGTACACACCAAGTGTTGATGATATGAAGCGTTCCACCAACCTCGATGGTCGTGGTGACGAAGAAAAGTATGGGATGGTGTTCTGATGAGAATAGGGCTTATAGCACGAGCAGACAAGACTGGACTGGGTATTCAGACGTACGAGTTCTATCGTCATATGAACCCTGATAAGGTTCTCGTTGTAGACCTGTCGCATTGCTCCGGTCAGCAGCCAAATATGGCTATGTATCCTGGTGCGACAATTTGGCATGATAAACGCTATCCTGGCGTAGAGATTTTTCACGACCCAGTAGTAGATGAATTCCTGAAGGATCTGGATATTGTATTTACATGCGAGACACCGTATAGTTATTACCTCTATGTGAAGGCTCACGAGATGGGCGTAAAGACGGTGCAGCAGTATAACTACGAGTTTCTTGATTATCTATGTAATCAGGGATTGCCATTCCCAGATCTTCTAGCCAGTCCTTCAACCTGGCACATTGAGGATGTCAAGAGATTCCCTACTCGTGTGGAACATCTACCTGTCCCGGTGAATCGTAACCTTCTTCCTTTCCGTCGTCGTGATCGCTTGACGAAGATTTTACATACTGCAGGGACTCCTGCTGTAGAAGATCGTAACGGCACCTATCTGCTTGCTGAGGCGATGCGTCTTGTCAAGTCTCCAGTTACGTTAGAAATCAAGTCACAGAAACCTCTAGAAATCCATGGTTTACGCAACACTACTATCGACTACAGTAAGCCTGATAGCTATGCAGATTTATATGGGGACCATGATGCTTATGTGATGCCTCGTAAGTTTGGTGGGCTTTGCCTCCCAATGAACGAGGCAGTGTCTACTGGTATGGTCGTGGTTAGCTCTCGTATTCCTCCTCAGACAAGTTGGCTACCTCCGCAATGTCTTGTGGGTGGTCATGTCTCAAAGCAGATCATGACTAAGACAATGATTGATATCTTTGAGACAGACATTGTAGAACTTGCTGATAAAATTGACGAGCTAGCACAGGACGAAACCCTCTTCGGTTCGCTTTCGGATCATATGAATGCCTTGGCCGAAGATCTCGATTGGAAGGTTCAGAAGCAGCGGTACCTCGATGTGTTCGAGTCACTATTTTAAGAAATAATATTAAATAATCGTTTTTTCTGTCGATACATGTAATGTAGGCTATCCAGAGAGGTACAATGCCAAAACCTAAGAAGACAAGTGGTGACTTCGATGACTTCGAATTTGCTAAAGAGTCAGTTGATATTGAGGTGTTCGGAACCGTCAGTCCTTCCGGTGCCCCAGTACCATTGATGACACAGGACGAAGTAGATTTCTATAACGACAAATCAGACCGATACCAGAGTGACAATAAGTTCAGTAACGTATCAGATTTGCTCGAATTAGACCGTGTTCTCCTGCATGAGCTGATGTGTTTCAGATGGGGACAGTGGATGCTGGCGGGTGGCCTAGACTATAATGGTAATCCGGCCTTGAAACTAGAGCAGATGGTACAGCTTTACTCTAAGGAGATCCGTGACCTGAAGTCTTCACTCGGTGTAGATAAGAAGTCCCGTGATGCTAGCAAGGGCGCTAACGCTGCTGACTTCATCCACAACCTTACTCTACGAGCTAAAGAATTTGGCATACATCGTAACGAACAGGTCATCAAAGCCTATACCTTATGGAAAGAATTACAAGGATTTATTACTTTACATGTCAATTCTAATGAAGCAGAACGATCTGAATTCAACTGCCGTGAGTCGGATGTTATTGCATGGATTCAGGAAAAACTTCTTGAATTTGATGAAATTGATGAACTGTTTCGTGCTAATAAGCAAACCTACTGGGTGAGAGAACTTAATGACTGATACTAAATGGGATAAAAAGATCCATAGACTACGGGAAGAATTTCCAGAGATTCGTAATATTAACTGGTCTGAGATTCTGAACTCCGAGCCTGAGGTCTTCCGTTCTCTCGCTGGAGACGTAGCCAAGTCGAGTGCTCCCAAGAAAGAGAAAGCTTCTAATTCTACCGGAGCACAAGGGTTAGCACAGTTGACTAATGTCGACTACTCCGAGCTAGGATTTCTCGATGCACTTGATGTCTTATGGGGCGATCGTTCTATCAGCGACATGGTGTTCAAGACTGGCATTTCTCGTCAGCTTATCTACAATATGAAGCGTGGCCTGCGTGAGCCTACTTTTGAAGAGATGGAACAGATTGCTCGTGCGTTCGGGAAAGATCCTTCCTTCTTCCTAGAGTATAGAATTGGGAAAGCTCTAGCGGCTATCGACGTCTTTCTTCAGCGCTCGCCAGAGACAGCAACCGCTTGGTATCTTAAAGTGGTCAAGAATCAAGGAATTAATCTTCAATGATTTATGAGAAGCTCACAGAAGAAGAGTGCTATCTTTATGCCTTGATTACTGACGAAAGTGGCATCGATCTTGCTGAGTTTTGTTTCATTGACGAATCGCAGGAAGATGGTTGTTTCCGTGCCTGGCCCTTTCAAGTGCCGTGGTTTCGTAACCAGGCACAGAAGCATATTGACGCTGCTTCTCGTTCTTGTGGAAAGAGTTTAAGTATTAAGCTGCGAGCTTTTGCCTTTCCATTCAATTACCCTGGTGAAGAAATGGTCATTACCGCACCTGAGGCCGTCCATCTTCAGGCTGTCACAGATAATGTCGAGGGTCTTTTCACACGTAACAAGTTAGCTCGTGAAATGCTCCAAGGCCAAATTAAGCATCGCCCCTACCATATGAACTTTGTGAATGGTTCTCGTATCATGGGACGTATCCCTCAGCGAGATGGTACGGGTGTTCAGGGATGCGTGAGTGTTAATGCTTTAATTTATACTGACCGTGGAGAGATTAAGGCATCTGAAGTTACTTTAAATGACAAGGTATGGTCACATTTAAATCAATGGACTGCAGTCAGTAATGTTAGTCAATTTGTTGATGAAGGATTTGAGGTAGTTGGTATTGGTTCATCACCGCAGATTGTGAATGGGGTACATCAGTTTTATGGCAAATATAAGATTAACAACGAGTTCACTGAATCTCAATGGGCAAATGTATCGCATTTAGATAATTTCTACTGGGCTATGCCTAAATTCATATCATCAAATAATATAATCTCTGAAATTGAAGATGAAAACTTTATTTATTATCCTATAAATAAAGTTTCATCAATTGGCAAGAAGACCTTTGTTGACTTAATTACAGAAGATCATTCTTATATAGCGGATGGTATAGTGAGTCACAATACACATCCACTTATCCTAGAGCAAGATGAGGCTAGTTCTTATCCTGAAGCTGGCTGGACTGAAATCAAGGAAACTGTAAAGATTCAGAATCCTCGTGCTCGTTGGCGCTGCATTGCGGAAGACCAAAATGTTCTCACTAAAAAGGGATGGAAAGTCATTCAAGACGTTCAAATTGGCGATGAGGTCTGGACACATAAAAATCGCTGGCGTAAAGTGTTAAATGTATTCGACAATGGATATGCTGATTGTGTTAAGATTGTTGGCCAAGGTATAGATGGGTTGATTGCAACTGAAAATCACAAATTATACACTCGAACAAGGAAGCGTAAAGGTGGGCTTTTTGAGGATTCTAAATGGATAACCTCTGAACAAATTATTAAAAACAAAAATTATCAAACTAGTTGGGCTAGTCCTGTATTTGCTCCAGACCCAGATTTGGCCCCCTCCATGGAAAAACTTAGTTCTAGTTCAGTGATTGACAATACTAACGATCATGTCTGGCTATGGCTTTATGGTCTGTTTATTGCAGAAGGTTACACCACCGATTTCAAGCACGGTCACAGCCGTCATCGACGTGCTTACTGGTGCTTACACGACGATGAAGCTCCTTACGTAGCATCACTACTTGAATCTCTGGGACTGAAAACTAGCTATGATAGTGGCAAGGGGAAATCAACTAAGGTTTGTGTGCAGAACGCTTCTGTAGCTCAATGGCTTAAAGATGAAGCTGGTAGTCTAGCTAATAATAAAGGTATTGCGAGATGGGTTTACGGACTAGATAACCATGCTCGTCAACAAGTTTTAAATGGATTAAATTATGGGGATGGTTCATTCTCTGAAACACGAACCCGCTGGGAATATTTTACAGTGTCTCATAAATTAGCGCTTGATGTTAAGTTACTAGCTCAGTCCTTAGATTATGTAGCTAATATTCGGTATGTCCCCCCACATCTTGGAGAGATCGAAGGTAGAGTTATTAACTGTGCTGAAGGCTGGACGGTACAGATGAGAAAATTATCTGAATATAAACTACCTCAAACTTTTAAATTGAATGATAATCTTTTCTGGTCACCTATTGAAGCTATTGAGCAATTGGAAACATATCATGTATATGATCTCGAAGTAGAAGAAGATCATAGCTACGTAGTCGAAGGCATTATTGTTTCGAATTGCCATGGGGTATCATTCGGTATTGGTGGTACGTTCAACCAGAACATTTCTGGTAAGAATTCTACTTGGACGGTCACTCGTCTGCCAGCGATGTATCGACCTAACTGGACTGAGAAGGAACGTAGAGATAAGATTGAAGAATATGGTGGCTATGATTCATCAGGCTATCGTCGTAATATTCTTGGTCTTCCTGCTGACGCTGGTTCGCCAATGTTCGTAGCTCACCGTCTTATGGCTGTGACAGATTCTAACCTTGATAGCGAATATAATACTATTGACTATTACAATAGAACTATTGATGAAGCTCAAATTCGTGACTTGATATCTGGAAATATTGAAGATCTTATTAAGATTCCGGTACTTCATGGAAGATATAAGAAGACTTGGATTGGGATGGACCTTGGCTGGACTGAGAGTCCAAGTTCAATCGTTGTGTTTGCAGAAGATAAGCATCCCAAGAAGCAAGAAACAGTATTAAAATTAATTACTAGACTTCTTCTACGTAAAGTCTCTCCAGAAGATCAAGTTAAAGCAATTATCTACTTAATGAATCTATATAGGCCAATGGCTTATGCCCTCGATGCTACTGGTGCTGGATTCCCATTGATCGATAATCTGCGTGCTCAGGTTCGACAGAATGATGAGCTTTCGTATATGCTTGGTCGTATTAAAGACTGCCAATTTTCTACTAAGGTGATCGTTGGGTTTGATCCAGATATTGAAATCGATGAATATGATCCTGAGGGATATCTCAAAGCTGCTATTATGCGTCCATTTATCGAGGCATCAACCGATGCTATTCGATTACTGGTAGATAGTGGAAATATTATTCTTCCATATGATAGAGAACTTATTGATGAACTCCAGGCTACACCTGGCACGACTAAACAGATCGGAAATACCCTTGACGCCTATGGTCGATCATCGAGAAAACAGGGGATGCACAATCTAGATGCTATGAGAATGGCTCTATTTACCTGGCAGACACATTTCATTGATGAGATGATTGAATCTCACAAGCAGATATGGACCCCGCCAGCAATGATTACATACTAAATTGCCGTTACCTAGAGAGAGAAGAGAGTTACTTTGAGTTCCGATCCAGTTGAAAGCCAGATTGAAAAGTACACAAACGAGTTAATCGGATATTTGAAAGACGTGTATGATTTCCATACAAATGAAGATCTCGTAGAGATTCTTCGAGCGATTTCAGCATATAGGGCAAGAGCTAGTCTCATTCGCCAGGGGATTGTGAAGTCCTCTAATCCAAAATTTAATCGCTTTAGGATCGATTCACTCGACCCATTCCTGGCCGAAATGGCCGAACAGTTCAAGATTTTCAGTAGAGTAAATTCAGTTGAGGAATTGAATTGGCAGACTTCTAAGGGGTAACAATGTTTGAAGACGAAGATCTAGAAGAACTAGAGGGTGAAGTTGGGCTCTTAAACGAGTCCGGTCTACCGAACGAAGTTATTATCGAGGCTCTAAAAGAGCGCCGTGAATTTGCTCGTGTAGAACGTTGGGTAGACTCTTGGAAGGGTTCTTCTCGTCGTCGTAACGGTACTCCGTTTAATCAAGATAAGTACTCTATCCCTGAGAATATCTACGATCAATTCCGTGTTGCTGCAGAAGCGGCCAAGTACGATGATGTGGTCAGTAACGCTGTCGAGGTTACAGAACAGCTCGCATTCAAACGCCTTGGTGTTGAATGCGGTGACGATGACCTGAACAATATTGCTAAGCAGATCCTAGATCAATTGGACCTCACTCAGCGTATGCGAGAGATCTGGCGTGAACTTTTCACTATCTCACAGTGCTACGTAGCTGTGCAGTGGGGGCGTAAGGAATTCAAAGTCAAGGGCACTCAGCCGTCTGGACGCCCACCTAAGAAGAAGTATAAGCTCCTTGTGCCAACTGGTATGTCTACGCTTGATCCGCTGAAGATCATTCCGGTGGGCAACTTCTTGTTTGGTAACGAGCAGCTTGTGTATATCGCTGATGATATGTATGAGGCCAGACAGATTGAGAACAGTCTTGTTGGCCTGAACTCATCAGATCTGATTGTGAAATCCCTCTTCGTAGGTCCCTACGTTCCCGCTAATGAGTTTGAGTTAGCTGACCTAGCAGACTTGATCGGTCGAGACATCGATCTTGCTAACCGTCTTTTCGTGTTGAATCCTGAGAACGTATGGCGGATTACATCATCACGTCCTTCATATCAGAGATTCGCTGATGTCCGTATGACGTCTGTTTTCGAACTGCTCGACCTGAAGCACAACCTTCGTGAGTCGGATCGTTCAGATATTCTAGGTAACTTGAACTGTATCGTGCTCGTTAAAAAGGGTGACGATAAGAAGCCCGCTACCGATCAGGAGCTACAGGGCGTTGCATCTCAGATGCGTTCCAACTCTCGTAACTCCTTGATGATCACGGATCACCGTATCGATATCGAAATCCTGACGAAGAAGACAGATCATACTCTGCAGCCGGAACGCCATAATGCTCTTGATTCTCGTATTACGGCTCGTCTTTTCCAGATTCTACAGACCGGTAACTACGCTGCTGGTACGGCTGTCGATGATTCTAGTAAGCTTTTCAAAGTCATTGCTGCCAGCATGGAAGCCCGCCGTGACAATATTCGTGACTCTGTTATGGATAAGGTAATCGAAAAGGTCTGGGAGAAGAATGACGAATTGAAAGGTGACCCCGTGATGACGTTCTATCCTCGTCGCATCGCCCTTGACTTCGACCCTAACTACAGTGAACTGATTTGGAATCTCTTTCAGGCTGACTTCATCTCTCAGCAAACGATGTTGGATGAGTTGGATATCGATCTTGAACAAGAGGCATACCGTGTCGAGCGTGAGAAGAAACTTTACAAGGATATTTTTGGTGCACGGCTGATGCCAGGCCAGGGTCCTGCGGGCGCTGTACCTGGCGCTGGCGGTGGTAATGCAAATGGTGGCGGTCAAAACCCAGCTAGTGGTAAGCCTAGCCCATCGAACGAACCTAACTCTACACGAAAGAGTGACGTTAAGAAGAGTAAGGCAGAACTAGAAGATGAGCAACTGCCAGAAGACGAACAGGAGTAATTATGACGATTCTTACTGAAGGGCAAGAAAGTTTCTATCTTACTGTACCGGCAGCCGTGCTTGACACTAGTCGAGACATGGCTTCTTGGGCATCTAAACATGTTGTTGAGAACGCTAACTATAAGTGGATTCTTGCACGCTATGTAGAGGCTGACAATGCTAACTCTAATGGTCAATACTGGACATATGAGGATCTTCAGGTAAGCCGTCCGTCTATTGAACATTCACCTATGAACGTTGACCATCACGCTCATGATATTGTAGGTCACTGGGCTAACGCAGAGATGATGATCCCTACCGAGGCTAGTTCAGTTCTAAATCCTTATATCGAGACACTCGGAGTATTCTATCAGTACTACTTCCCAGAATTGATGAAGGAAGTTGCTGATGCTTATGAAATGGGCCAACTCTTTGTCAGCATGGAATGTGTCTCAGAAACAGTTACGTGTGCTGGTGATAATGGCTGTGGCCAGGAATTTGCTTATGCCGGACCTAACTCTAAGAGCTACTGTGAACATATTCAGGAGCGTTCTAGTTACCGTCAACTAAATAAGCCAGATTTCAAGGCTGGAGCTTTGATTATGCCTGGTAATCGTCCTGGTTGGACACAGGCTGATGTAAAAGAGATCTCCAAGCTAACGACAGATTCTGAAAAAGAAAAGATCCTTCATGACATTGCTACAACTAATCCTGAAGGTACTGAAAAAGATTGGGAAAACTTGATGTGGAGTCTGCAGATGCAGTTTCTCCAGACTCACGCTGCCCTAAAGTAAACATTATTTAAGAATAAGACGATAAGTTTTTTAGACAGGACTAAGGAGCAACTATGGACGATCTCATTAAAGCACATGATGAACTTCTGGAAAATGCTCCAGCAGATTTCGATCTCGCAAAACACAAGACAGAGTGTCCTGTATGTAATCCAACCGTAATCAATGAACCCGATGAAAGGGGTGAAGTGGACAAAACATTTACTCAAGAACAACTTGATGCTGCAGTCGAAGCAGCCCTTGCCCCTATTCGTGATGAGCTTAAGGCATTCAAGGATGCCGAAGCTGCCGGTGAGGTAGATTCAAAGATCGCTGCTGCTAAGGCTGAGGCCGAGAGCAAGCTGGCTGAAGTTCAGGACAAGCTTGATGCTGCTGAACTTAAGGCAACAAACGCAGAGCAGCTTCTAGCTGATTCTCTTGCATGGATTCAGGCCGTCGTAGACGAGCAGGATACAGCGGAGAAGGCCGAAGCTGTCAAGGAGAGCCGCATCGCAGTTCTCAAGGAAAAGACATCTTTCTCAGATGAGAAGATCGCAGAGCGCATTGGCGACTGGGCACAGCTCAGCGACGAAGCATTCGCAGATCGTCTAGTAGAGTGGGAAGAGCTTTCAACAGCTAAGACCGGAACAGAAGACGCAAGTCGTGAGACAGCAATGCGTACACTCCGTAAAGATGCAGGAAAGAATATTTCCTTCATCGAAAGTATTCGAACAGTAACTGAACAGGCTGAAGCTGCTGGCATCAACCTGAAGAGCCTCTGAAGGGGGGATAAGTAATGGCAACTCGTAATTTCGTTTTTCGTAAGTCTCCCCGTAATGGTGAGCGTGGCGCTCGATTCGTTCTTGGTGGGCCTACCCAGCTAACAACTGGTGTCCCAGTTCTCATTGATGGTAGTAATGATGGCCTTGGTCGTCTAACTGTCACACTTGCAACTGGTGATCAGGCTAAGCCTAAGGTCGGTACAGGCGGCATTCTAGTATTTGAAAACATTGAAGCAGTAGGATTCGATGGTCGTACCATCACATTCTCAGACGTAGATCTCGCTACTCCAGGTGACGCCGTACAGGTTGTAACTGGTGGTAACGGTCGTGTCAAAGCTGCCTTCATTAACACACCAACAGGCGCAAGCTACGTTGGCCGTGCGAATTATCCTAAGGCCCGCATTATGGTAGCCGGTGTAAGCCAGGCGACTCCTTCTGTAGCTGTCGGTGATTATCTCACACCTGGTGATGGTAATGACGCTGCAGGCTACTGGAAGGAAACTTCTACCGCAGCTAATGGCTGGTGGGTTGTAACATCCGTTGATTCGACAAATGGTGTTGTCGAAGCAGAGCTTAACTTCTAAGGAGGCATGTAATGTTTAAAGTAGACGACAACAAGATTAAAGACCTCCAGAACCAAATTAACGCTCTGAATAACGAGGCCGCAGATCTAGTTCACGATCCCGCTTGGGTGCGTGAGGTTGGTCAGCAGATCAGCGATGAAGTATGGTATGGTTTTAATCATGCTAACCTTATCGAGATCATGTCAAACGTGGAGCGCAAGGGTCTTGCCGAGCTAGCTACTATCGAGACTGAGGTTCGTGGTCTTACCGCTTTCCACATCGCTCGTGGTGGTTACATCGAAGAGTCAAGTATTCACGCTGAGACAGCCTACGTTCCGAAGGACCAGATTGGTATCCACGTTGTAGAGCAGGTTGACCGCCTTGAGACAGGTTTCGTACCTACCGCTCAGAAGGTTGTAGCTCAGGCTCCAGTCCGCATCGACGCAGAAATGAATCGTCGTTGGCTTAAGCTTCTACAGGCTGGTATTCCTTCATCTTCAGCATACTACACAGCAACAAGCAACCTTACTTTCACTCAGGTGAGTAACGCCATTGATGCCGTGAAGGATGTCGTAGAGCCTAGCGTAGATGAGCCTGTTGTAATCGTTGGTCGTTCGACCATGATCAACAAGCTTCGTAACTCGATTACGAACTCTAACACTTTCACTTCGTTCCTACCTGGAACAAACGAGAAGCTCTTCAATAACCGTACCCTAGATACTTTCCAGGGTGTACCGATTATCGAGCTTCGTAACTTCACTGACGAGTACGGTCGTTCATATTTCCCTGGAAATGAACTCTGGATTGTTGGTAAGTCTGTCGGTAAGACAGTTCTCTACGGTACTCCTCGTACAGCCTCATGGGTTGAAGAGGAAGCCGAGTACTGGCACTGGCAGCAGCGCTTGAACTACGGCATGACCGTAGTTCGCCCGAGCCACGCTCGCAGAATTGTTGATTCATCTGTAGCTGCATAAGCTTCTACCCGTTTTGTTAAGAAACCGGCCTTCGGGCCGGTTTCTTGCGTTGTAGCCACTTTTGTGATAGGATATATTTATGCAACTTTACGAAGCCTTTGGGGAATCTAAGTCGTGGGCACTTTGGCGTTCTGATCCACGGTTCGTAGCTAATCATCGTACTGTGCGTACCCGTCTTGCCTCAGGTTGGGATTTCGAACGAGCTATTACGCAGGGGCCAAAGCCGGTTCCGACTCATACAGCCTTTGGTGAAACTAAGCGTCTTAAAGATTGGATCAGCGACCCTAGGTGTCAGGTCCTAGGGGCCACTCTTCTGTCTCGTCTTCAGTTGGGTTGGTCCTTTGAGGATGCTTTAGTTACGGCTCCTGATGCCCCAATGCACGAAGCTTACGGAGAGTTTAAATCTCTCACCGCTTGGACACGAGACGATCGCTCACAAGTTAAATCTTATAAGCTTTTACAGCGTCGTCTTGACGAGGGTATGACTCTAGAAGAAGCGCTAGCATTACCTGGAGATCGCCGGTACTATGCATTCGGAGAGATGAAGACATTTCGTTCCTGGCTAGAAGATGAGAGATGTTTAGTGACAAAACAAACGTTACGCCACCGGATGGAAGATGCAAAGACTAAGCATGGTGATGATATTGAAGATTTTCTTATTCGCCCGGTCAATAATATCCCAGTTTACGAAGCATTCGGAGAAGTGAAAAGCCTATCTGACTGGGCTTTAGATTATCGATGTATCCATCATGATAGAGAACTTCTGGCTAGTCGACTATTGCAGTACGGATGGGATTTAGTTTCAGCCATGAACAGTGATTACTATCATAAATTTAATACACCTCATTACTCTGCATTTGGAGAAAGTAAACCTTTAGTAGATTGGTTAAAAGATAAACGTTGTAACATAGATAATATCTCTACTTTACAATCGAGATTTCTTGAACATAAATGGTCTTTAGAAGATTCTTTAACTAGGGGTAAATTATTATTTGTTTCTAAACTTGAATCCGATCTTGCTGATTTTATCGAATCACATATTCCCATCGAACGCTCAAATCGATCATTGATTGCACCGAAAGAACTAGATATTTATATTCCGTCGAAGAACATAGCAATTGAATTTAACGGACTGTATTGGCACTCTGAGCAGCGAGTTGGCAGACTTTATCACCGTGATAAGTATCGAGCCTGCAAGGATAAAGGCGTCCGGCTTATTCAGATCTGGGAAGATGATTGGCTGTTCCGCCGACCGATTGTTGAGTCGATGCTACTGAACCGTCTTAGACTTTCTAACTCAGATAAGATTGGCGCTCGTAAAACTGAGATCGATCGAACAGTGCCCCTCCCTGAGGCTAGAGAATTTCTTGATAGTTATCACGTCCAAGGGTCCACATCGGCCAGCTATCGTTACGGTCTAAGACACGAGGGTAGACTTGTGTCCCTTCTGAGCATGAAGTCTGTCTCAGACCAAGATGCTGATTGGGATCTTGTACGCTATGCTACTAGCGCTTCGGTCCCAGGAGGCTTCACAAGACTTCTCAAGGCATTCAGAGCTGATCACGATGGACCAATTAAGACCTTTGCCGATCTTACTTTATCAGATGGTGACCTGTATTATCAGACAGGGTTCAGGGAGATTGAAATCCTTGATCCAGATTACAGTTACGTTCGATCAGGTGGTCGAGTGCGGGAACATAAATTCGGTTACCGCAAGGTCCGATTCGAGTCAGATCCAGAATTACAATTCCACGCAGATATGACTGAGACTCAGCTAGCAGAACTGAATGGTCTTTACAGAATCTATGATGCAGGGAAGATCAAGTTCATTCTCGACTGACTTGCCGTTATAGTATATAGGATGATATACACAAAGGAGAAGGTAGTGTCAGAAACAGAAGAGCGTGAAGTATGGACGAATCTTAATCAGGGTGAAGTTTATGTTGATCTATGGGATCCATACACCCCGAATATTCGTAAGTCCCACCGCATCGGACCAGGAGAGCGAGTAAGCATGACATCAGAAGAGCGCCGCTTCAATCAGACAAAGGTACCCAAGGGTCCCGGTACAGAGTTTGATCTATTTACTAACGGAACTCTTACCCCTGTCAAGCTTGTTGATACGGCTGCTGACTTTGAGGAGATCGCACTCTCACCTAATGTGAAGAGTGAGTCAGATCTTCGTGAGATGTTTGCTCAGTCTATCACAGCCTTCAAGAAAAGCATTGCCGAGATTGACAACGTTCGCCTTCTTGATCGCCTAGCTGAACTTGCTGAAGAAGACGGGATTGAGGCGAGTCTTGCCCAGAGCAAGGCTATCGCAGCTCAGCGTGAAAAGGTCGGCCCCGATCTTGAACTAGAGCGTAACCTCGGAGATCAGACAACTAAGACACTTAAGGAAACTAAACTTTCTCAACTATAAGGAGTAGACTGTGGCCTCTCTCGACTTGACGGATCTTATTCCTGATCTTCAGTATAACCTGAATAGTCCCGGTGAGGACGCTTTCGCTAATGTTAGCGAGGAAGAGTGGACGAGCCGTCTTCGTGATGGCTTTTGGAACGCCTGGAACGATGGACTAATACAAGACTATATCGAAGTTGATGGTGTTGTTAGTCCCCGCTCAGGTACAGCCACAATTTCTAGAGATCAACAGCAAATCATTCTACTCTATACGAGTATTGCGGTTCTCTTCCAACAGATGTTGAGATTGAACACTACATTCCGTGCTAAGGCTGGACCGGTAGAGTATGAGACACAACAATCAGCACAATTATTGAAGGCGTTGTTAGACGATCTGTCACAACGTAGAATTTATCTTCTGGAACGACTGGCAGAGACTGGAGTGACAAGAGCCTTCTATCTCATTGACACATATCAGTCCCGCCAATCTGCCTTGAATGAAGGTATTTCGGTGTGGGTTGGTAACTAATGGCCCAACCGTCTAATCCTTCATTCGGTGCTGGCTTCAATGAGCAAGCGTTCCGTGATGCTATTCGTTCAACCATGCAAATGGGTATGCCCACATCCGTAGAGGAGCGGGCTACATTTGTATGGGAGACTCTAGCTACATTCGCTAATCCTAATTCAGCTGGTCGTCCTTTCGACTTTAATCAAGCTCCTCTGACAA